TGATTCCAATCAGTGTGAATGTTCTTCGCCTCGCAGACGCGATCGAAAACGAGGGAGTGGTGCAGCAAACTAACAACATCGTCGTGCGTTACACGGGTTCTTCAAACACAGTCAAGAATCGCATTCCGATGGTTTTCGAGCGGAGTATGAGCTTCGAGCTGAACTTCTCCTGCCAGAACTATCTCACCTCCTCTGGTCACGATTTCGCCACTCAACTTCTTGCAGGCGCTTTCAACACGATAAACGGCAGTGTTCCGTCCGGTGCGTCAGTGCAGACGATCGAACCTTTCACGTGTCAAAACGAACTGTTCACTGGTATCAGTCCCGAATCTCAGTACACTTACACTCAAACTTACGTTCTCACGATTGAGGAAACGCTGCCGTATGTTGCCCTTGACCCTTGCGTTCAACGTGGCGATTGCCGGCAAATCTTTCCGGGACCGAACGTTGAGACTCGCCTTCCCTTGGCCGGAGTTGTTGACACCGCAAGCGGAGAGATTTACGTTCCGTGGTACACGGGAATCAAGTTGCCTCTGGAAGACTATTCCGCCCCGTACGGTGTTCGTTGGAGCAATCCTGCGACTTCGTCCGGAAACTGGGTGTTTGTTTGCGACCCGGACACGGTATTCCTTCCAGATCCCCTCAACCAACCGATTTATCTTTTGAGCAACAACAGCTATACTGAAGATGGCAGGTTAGTTGTGACCGTTTGGGACGCCGAGACCTCTGAACCGATTGAGGAAGTTTTCTACTCGCCGACCGGAAAGTTTCTGGCGCGGTACGCGATCGAGCTGTGGAATGACGTCGCAGGAAAAGCCGATCCGATTTCCGATCGGGCTTCAAAATATGCTGAATGGTTTACGGGCATGAACGTAGGTGAGTTTGCGGTCATTACCGGAGCGTACACCTTCTTAAACATCGACCCGTTGAATCCGGAGGCAAAACAACTGTACCTTGAGGGCGGATCCGTGATCGGAATTGTCCCCGAGACGTTCATTCAGACTCCGAAAGGCAGATTCTACTTTGTGGCTAAATCTCCTCAAGGGAAAGGGTGGATTCTGGAAGATACGTTCCAGCTCGCCTCTATCAACTCACTGTGGAAGTTAGGTTGCGTTCCCTGTGAAGGCAATCCCGGTCCTATTGCGCCATGTTAATGGACTCATCACAAGAACTTTGGAACAGTTACCACATCGCCGTGCAGCGCGGCGACATGGAAGAGGCAAAGAAGATCTTGCAAAAGATCGTATCATACAAGGGGAATCCCCCGCCACCGCGAGGTGGTTGCTCCAAATGTAGAAAGAGGCTTTACTGATGGCTAAATCACGCGAAGACATTATCAAGCAGAAAGAGATTCTGGCTCAAGACACCCTTCTTGTGGCGAAAGATGCTCTGGATCAGCTTGCCAACCAGATGGAAGTGTGCTCCACTCGAGACCTCGTTTCCATCTTCAACAGTGCGATCAAAGCGCACAGAGAAATTACTTCGGACATCGTTGCCCTGACCCAAGTTGATTCAAAGAGCGAGCAAGAACTTGCTGTTGCGTACGACGGGAAAGTTGGAGAGCTTCTGAAGAAACTGACGGGGGATTGATATGCGTCCCGTAATCACGAAAGCCAGCCAGCTCGAAGAACACAGCTCGTGGAGAAAATACCAGCGAGGCATACGTGAACTAACGCTCATGGAAGCACCACGCATGGTGATTCAGGATTTTCGGTACAAGGCTGCCCGAGATTGCTTCCTTGCTTTCTGTGACATCATGAAGCACGGCGACCTGCAGGTTGCCCCGTTTCACGAGCTGATTGGCTCGGCGTTCGAAGACCTTGCTACGCGAAGATACAAGCGATTGATTGTTTCCTGCCCGCCACGATCGGGAAAGTCAATGCTTGCGACCATGTTCCTGGCGTGGCTTCTCGGGCGAGATCAGAAGACTCAGCACGTTATTGCCTCTTACGGTGCGTCTCTCTCCTTCAAATTTCACCGCGAAGTGGTTCACATGATGAAGTCGAAGGAGTTCAAGCGGGTGTTCCCTGAGTGGCTTGGATTCTCACCGGACTCAAAGTATGACATGGTCGGCGGCGGTTACATTCTTGCCACATCCGTTGGCGGGGTTCTAACCGGTTTCACCGCCGGAACAACAGATATGGACAGCCCTGGCGTTGGCGCCATGGTGATTGACGACCCGCTCAAATCTTCGGACTCAAAACAAGCACTCGACAACCTTGAGTCTTGGTGGCAAGAGCAGGCGTCCACCCGAAGAACCAACCACTACTGTCAGATGGTTATCGCAACTCGCTTCCACGAGAAAGATTTGCACGGCGTTCTGATGGAAGGCGACGGTCTTTACGACGAAGTTCACAACCCGTTCGGTTGGCGTTGGATCAATATCGCAGGGCTTTGCGAAGACCCGCGCACTGACCCGCTTGAGCGGCAGATTGGAGAATCGCATTGGGGTGACAATCCGACGTTTTCTGTGCCGATGCTTGAGTCGCAGAAGAAGATCATGGGAAGCTTCAAATTTGCGGCGCTTTACCAAGGCGTTCCTGTTGCCGCAGAAGGTCAGATTGTCAAGAACAGTTGGATTGAGGTTATTGAAGAAGAAGATTGCCCGCCACTCGACGTCGTGTGGTTAGCGGCTGACTGCGCTTTCTCCGAGAAACAAATGGCGGACGAAACCGCGATTTGCGTGGCTGGGATTAGTATGCGAGATCCGACTGTTATTTACATTCGAGAGATTGTGAAAGGTCGATGGGGTTTCCCCGACTTGGTTGAAGCCGTGAAGCAAAACTACACATACTACCAGGCAAAAGTTCTATGCATCGAAAAAGCAGCTTCGGGGCACTCCCTCATTCAAGTTCTTCGAAAAGAAGCGAGAGTTCCGATCGAAGAGATGAGGCCGTTGAAGTCGAAGACTACGAGACTTCAAGCCGTTTGCCCTTTACTGGAGAACAGCCGGGTTAAACTGGTTCAGGGGCACTGGACTGACACATTCATCAAAGAATTAACCTCATTCCCGTTTGTTCGTCACGACGACAGTACGGACGCTTTTGCTTGGGCGCTCACTTACTATGCAATGAAAATGGACGTTGTTGATCGTAACCTGCAGGACACGATTATTCAAAACAAACGATTCAAAGGGGATTTACTTCGTGATGGGCTCGGGGATAAGTCCGTCTTTGGGGAAATTCGCACAGGACGGCAGAAGTTGTTCTCGGGCGACACCGCAATTAACGACCCGGACTACGACGCTTCAACGATGGGTGTTGATGCTCGTTCACCTTTCGTGAGCGGAAGACGGGGTGGAAGAGGACGACTCGGCTACGAATGAGTGGTGATCTGGTAACCACCACTCTATAATCTAAAAGTTGCTGTTGTTTACAACAGATTACCATGGCTATTCATCCGACTGACTTTAACAGTGAGATTATGCGTGCCGAACACGGCACGGTAGTATTGGCAACTTCGCCAATAGCTGACCAGTATTTGGCAAAAGCAAGGGACAAACAATACAACGTGCCGACCGACCGGTACTCTCGATGGTGTGGCGGAAAAGGCGGGTTCGATGACTTCGCAGAGCGACTTCATTGAAGAGTTGAACGAGTGGGACCAGTGGTGGGCAATGTAGGGTAAAATTCACTGTACGAGTTGCCCTTCCAACCATGACTCGTTCCATTCGTTCTGAAGGGGGTGATAAGGATGTAATCCTGTTAAGCAGCAAAGTGTATGACCTACCCACCGACTGTATCACTCCCTTAAACATGTTAGATTCAAAGACAAAGCGCAAGGCTCGCCGTGCTGAAAATGCCCAGATGCTAGAACAATCCTACCACAAAGGAATGGATGTCATGCCTCCCAAGTTTCTGACTTGGCGGCAAGAAGATCTGTGGAATTCCCTCAAGAAAAACACTGTTACTCTCGCCCATGGCTGCGCCGGAACTGGGAAAACGCTGATTGCGTTGCATTACGGATTGTATGGTGTCGCCTCAGGCGATTTCAACAAAGTATACTACGTTCGAAGTGACGTGGGTGTTGAATTCCAGCGCGGGCGCGGAGCGCTGCCTGGAGACCTTTCCGAGAAGATCGCACCCCTGATTGCGCCTGTTCTTGACAACTTGCCCTGCATCATGAGATCGCACGGTGCAAGTGAGTACCTGCTGAACAAGAAAATTATCGAGCCTGTTCTCCTGGAAGACATTCGGGGACGCTCGCTCAACGAGGCTTTCATCATTGTTGATGAGGCTCAAAACTTCCTCCCTTCTCAAATCAAAACTGTTCTGACCCGTGTCGGCAAAGATTCGAAGATCCTTCTGATTGGTGACACGAAGCAGACCGATATGGAAGTGTTTCGAAGGGAAAATGGCTTGGTCGACGCTATTCACCGACTGCGCCACCTGTCGGAAGTTGGGATCGTGGAGTTCTCGAAAGAGGACATCGTTCGTAACTCCGTCATCGCCCACATTCTCGATAGGTATGAAGATTGATTCACAAACATCACATAGTCCCAAGGTCACGAGGCGGAGGGGACAATTCGGACAACATTTCACTTATGTCCCCTTACGACCATGCCTTACACCACGCTTACGACTTTCTAGAAGGAGGTCCATGGTTCGATTGCAGACATGTTGCTTGGCCACTCTTGCCAGAGACTCTGAAAAGAGGGGTAAGACTAGAGCAAAGCCGTCGGAGAAAAGGTAAAGAACCTCCGAAGACACCTGAAAGCCTTAGTGCCGGGGGGAAACGTGGAGGTCTTATAGCAGGACCGAAAACATTTCAACTCGGCGTTGGAATTCACGGAATGACGCCAGAGGAGAAAACAAAAAGGAGCGAAAAGTGTGCTTCAATTACTAATTCTCAACGCTGGGTGTGTCAAGTTACGGGGCACATCAGCACGCCAGCTGGCTTAACCTCTTACCAAAAGGCAAGGGGGATTAACACTCAATTTCGAAAACGTTACGAAGACTGATTGCAATGGGAAGTAAGTATCGCTGGTTTGACTTTGCAGACTCTCGCAATTTGCAAGGAGACGACGCAAAAGTAGAGCGTCTTGGGCAAAGGCAAGGAATTACGGGGGAATCTTCACCTCTACCTGGCAAGCCAGCGGCTTCTCCTCAGACAACTGAATCCGCTAAAAAAGCTTCAAGTGGTACTGGGAAAGTAATCACAGAAGCGAAAAAGGAGCGCGCAATGGCAGCAGCAGCTCAAAGAAAAGGTTTTTCTGCAAAACGAGACAGGTGTAAGAAGGGGAAGTCTTGCGGTGCTTCCTGCATCTTCTATCGTGACGATTGTATCCTTCAGCTACCCGCGGAAATTTCAGGCGAAGTTACAAAAGTTCGCAATTTCCTAAAATCTGAAATAGCACAAGGTAATTTAACTACTACAGAAGCGGCAAAACGATTTAAGCAATACACAGGTTTTTCCAATTCTCTTGTAAAAGGCAAATTAGCCGAGGACACCCTTCCCAAAGAGTTTAGAACTGGGAAAGTTCAAACTGAGCTGAAAGAGAGGGTTTCCCTTCTTAAAGATGGGCTTCGAGGCTTAAACCAAGATTACCCGGACCCTAAGGAGCGCAGGCAAAAAATGCGAGAAATGGTAAGTCAAGCCTTCGATGTGCTTTACGGGAAGAAAGATGTAGCCCCCACAGTCTCTGTGGAAGGAATCGAGCGAATGGCCTCAAAAGAGCGTCAAGATAAATTCAGGGAGTTGACGAGTGTCTATGACAACTATAAGGAAGGCAAGTATAAGAGTACCGAGGAATTCTCTAAGGCACTGGAGCCTTTCTCAAAGTGGTACAGAAATCAAGACGTCAAGGACTCGGAGGTTCATTTTATGATGGGCCTTATGCCTCCCCAGGTTTTTACTTACCTTAAGAGCGCGGGGAGCTCCGATATTCCAGGATCCTATGGCTCGATAACCCCTAAAGGGGATGTAGTCCCTTCTGGAAAAAAGATGTCAAAAACCGAGGAGGAGAGGGCAAAATCTTTCTTGATTATGAAAATCGCCATGGAGTCAGGGTTCAAGGATGTTTACACTGGCGAGAAACTCAATTTGTTAAGTGTAGACCTGGAACACTTAATACCCGCTGGTGTGGCAGGCGCAAACGCAAACATCGGAAACAATTGGTCGTTGACAAACTCCAGAATTAATCGCGGTAAAGGCGAAGGTAGTCCGGATTATTTGCTAACCGAAAACACCGGAGGTTGGTTCAATACCAATACATCGAAGACCTCGGGTAAACCTCGAATGATAACTTTTGACGGGAACGGTAAACTCACTGAAGAAGGTAGGCTTTTCCACGAAAAACGGGAAGAAATAAACTCAACAAAGAAAACAATTGGGGAAGATATCTTAAACAAAATTCTTGATCCACAAAAGGCACTTGCCTCCATTGCCCTTCTCCCGACCAGCGAGATTAACGCGGGGGACCGGGCAAACTTAATGGGAAAAGTTGTGTCGGCGTGGACGGATGCCTCTCGAACCGTTGCGATTGGAATACAGTCAGCTAAGGAAGGAAGTTTACGTTCAGTTCCTAAACCTTTGTACTGGTACGGTAAAGATGTTGGTGGTGCAGGAGTAGGTAAAGCCTTAGCAGAGAAAGTCGCGGAGCTCCAGGCGAAGGGGGACAGTGAAGGGCTGATGAGAGTTGGGGCAATTTTGGGGGCGGCTCAGAGAAAACTGTTAGACTTAAACGAAGAGCAGTATAAAGGAAACAAAGTTCGAGAGACCCAATATTCAACAAAAACGGGGTTAATTGATTTTCTTGCGCCTAAGATCAAAGGTATTCAAGATGACGTTCTTCAACAAATTGCGAACCTATGACCCCCAAGGGTAAAATTCACCATCAAGCCTCCATACTAAGATGAACGGTCACTTCTCAGAAGAAGCTCTCCGCCGCTTCGCTCAACTTGCAGCTCAGACACAATCTTCCGACTTCACCGAAGGCGAAACGTACGATTTCACCCGTTGCGTAAGACCCGACGGATCGGCGTATGGCACTGGCGGTAAATGCCGAAAGGGTACGGAAGGCGCTAAAGAAATCGTAGAAAAAGCAAAGAAGGGTACGGGTGGAGCAAAGAAAGACGCAGTCAAAATCTTGGACGGTTTGTATAAGACATGGGATAAAGAGTTCATGGCTTTTGAGGATGGGAAATCGGACTCTACCCCTGGGTATGCCGGGGAGACACTCGCACCGAAATTAGCGAAAGCACTGGGCCTAAAGTTAACCTCTGAACAAGAACAAAAACTCGTTAATGCTCTTGATGATGCGTCCGACCGTTATCAGGAAGATGGCGGGAAAGGTTCTTTTGCACGATATGCTAAAAGCGCTCTGGCCCAGCTTACAAAGGGAGGGAAGAGTTCAAAAGGAGTTTCGTCAGAGCGTTCGTCCGACTCTTTAATTTTCCCCAAAAACAAAGCTCAAGAGCTTGCTAACGCTCTTAATAAGAAGGAGGGAAGCGATAATTTCCAAGTAAAGAAAACCAAAGACGGATATACAGTCGTGCACCCGTGGACCAGTGACGTCGGCATTAAATGGCAAATAGGAAAACTCTGATCAGTGATGCGCAAAGACACCCGATTCAATCGCCCCGAGCGGCACGAGATTGAGGCCAAACTGAAACCCGGAACTCTGGCGGACGCGCAAGCACTCGGAGTGTGGAATATGATGCTGCAAGCTGACGACCCGTCGGAAGTCTGCCGGTGGTATCGTTCCTATCGTGACAGCGATCATTGCACTCTCCCGCGAGAGCAACTGCGAAATATGCGCGACACAATGGTTCAGTCGATGCGAGAGACCAACCGCCAAGATTCAAACCCCCGCAAAGAAAAGAAGAAAGGGGTTCACTACGACCACCACAACGACGGTCGCATTCGTCCAAGATCCGGAGCTTGACATGAACGCACTCGAAGAAATTTCTCAGCACAGGGTTCCCTGTGGTCCGATGACTGTGGCTGCTTCGGGTGTCTGCAGAAGGCGGCTGCGCGACTCTTACGACCGCCTTCTTGATCGCCTGGCACAAGAAATCCACCAGGAGTACACTCCTCCAGAACTTCCTACCGACCACGAGTTCGACAAGCAAGGAAACATCGTTCACAAGGATGAACTTGCCAAGCGTGAAAAGGCTGCGAAGACAATGCAGAAAGGCAAGGAGAAAGCGAAGAAAGAGCGAGAGAAGAACGAGCCGCATTCCCCGGAGGTCCTGGAAGCTAAGAAAGAAAAACTTCTGCAGGAAGGTATGATGAAGGCCGATGTCAAGAAGCAAGTGAAAGAGTACGAAGAAAAGTTGATGGGAAATTCGAGGATGTTGCAAGATACATCCGGAAAAGTACAGAAGCACTGATAGTAATAGTATGAGATACTACTATTTATATTATTCCTACGAGGAATGGGGCAGAGGTTACATCGGGTCTAAACCGTCCGGTTCGGAATGTTTGCCGGAGGAGGATCCTTACATGGGCTCATTCAAGGACAAAACATTTAATCCGACTGAGAAAATTATACTAGGTGTGTTTGAAACCCCTCAAGAGTGTCTTGAGGCTGAGGTTCTTTTGCATGACTTATTTGAAGTTGACGTAAATCCCCATTTTGCCAATCTCGCTCGTCAAACTTCAACTGGATTTGTCTCTCTTGTCAAAACAAAAGAACACAGAAGCAGAATATCTGAATC